GAAGAAACATTTACAAGAAAAGTATCAGAAGTTTAAGAACAGGCGTAAAGTTACAGCCGTACCTAAAGCAGACGATACACAACCAAATAATCCTCTGGATAACCCTCTTAGTAAAGAAAGTCTAAGGAAGTTGGCAGAGGAAACCAAAGCAAAAAGAAACGCAGAAAATAGGAGCGCAGTTTAAAAAATGAGCGAACAAGATCTATCAACAAGAATTCTATCTGATATTACGGTTTACATGAAATATGCTAGGTACTTGCCTGAAGTAAAACGCAGAGAAACGTGGCAAGAACTAGTTGATCGCAATATGCAAATGCATATTAAAAAGTATCCGAAACTTAAGAAAGAAATTGAAGAGACATATCAATTCGTATATGACAAAAAAGTCTTGCCCTCAATGCGCTCTATGCAGTTTGGTGGCAGACCAATTGAGATCGCTCCAAACAGAATTTTTAACTGTGCTTACTTACCTGTTGATGACTGGAGGGCTTTCGGTGAAATTATGTTCCTCCTACTAGGCGGAACTGGTGTTGGCTTCTCAGTTCAAAACCATCACGTTGAGAGTCTTCCAGAGATTCAAAAGCCAAACCCTAACCGCACTCGGAGGTACCTAATCAATGATAGTATTGAAGGATGGGCTGATGCCGTCAAATATCTTATCCGCAGCTACTTCTTTGGTGGCTCAAAGCTACGATTTGATTTTAGTGATATTCGCCCTAAAGGTGCTCGCCTTGTAACTTCTGGCGGAAAGGCTCCAGGCCCTCAGCCACTAAAAGAGTGCTTGGTTAAAATTGAAGGGATGCTTGCTGAAAAGGAGAACGGTGACAAACTAACTCCCATTGAAGTGCACGATATTGTTTGTCATGTTGCTGATGCAGTTCTAGCAGGTGGTATTCGCCGTGCTGCTCTTATCTCTTTGTTCTCAGCAGATGACCAAGAGATGATCGCTGCTAAGTCAGGCAACTGGTGGGAAACCAACCCACAGCGAGGTAGAGCCAATAACTCTGTTGTATTGCTTCGTCACAAGGTAGAAGAAGAATTCTTTAACGCTTTGTGGGAACGAATTGAAGCATCAGGTGCAGGTGAGCCAGGCTTCTACCTTTCCAATGACAAAGACTGGGGAACTAACCCATGCTGTGAAATTGCTCTGCGACCATACCAGTTCTGCAACCTAACAGAGGTGAACGTCAGCAATATCACAGGACAAGAAGACCTTGAGGAGCGTGTCCGTGCAGCAGCATTTATTGGAACTCTTCAAGCTGGATACACAGACTTCCACTATCTACGACCAGTATGGCAGCGCACCACAGAGCGTGACGCACTCATCGGTGTCTCACTAACTGGTATCGCATCAGGTCGTGTCCTAGGAGAAGATGTATCACTTAAGACCGCAGCTAACATCGTGAAGCAAGAAAACCAACGAGTAGCCGAATTGATTGGAATCCGAAAGGCTAACCGCACAACCTGCGTCAAGCCAGCAGGAACAACCAGTCTAACACTCGGTACTTCCAGCGGTATTCACGCTTGGCACAACGACTACTACATTCGTCGTATCCGTGTCGGTAAGAATGAGCCAATCTACTGGCACCTGGCTGTCAACCATCCAGAACTAGTAGAAGATGATTACTTTCGTGCCCACGACACAGCAGTCATTTCTATTCCACAGAAAGCTCCAGAGGGTGCAATCCTAAGAACAGAAAGTGCATTTGATCTACTCAAGAGAATCCAGAAGATTACCACAGAGTGGATTCGCACGGGACACCGTAGCGGACAGAACACACACAATGTTTCTGCTACTGTATCTATCAAGTCTGACGAGTGGGGCAAAGTTGGTGAGTGGATGTGGAAGAATAAGAAGGCATACAACGGTCTTTCAGTTCTACCACATGATGACAACGAGCACACATATGTTCAAGCTCCGTTTGAGAACTGCACTAAAGAAAAGTATGAAGAGATGATGAAGGCTCTCTTGTCGGTTGACCTCACTAAGATTATTGAGGAAGAAGACAATACTGATCTTAAGGGCGAAGCGGCTTGTGCTGGTGGCGCTTGCGAAATCACCTAAAAGCTTAACAAGAGAAGTATATACGATATAATCAAAATAGAAAGGGTTGTATCATGAGCAAAACTTTAAACCACATCATGCCTGTTAATGCAGCTAATGGCTTGTGTGAACGGGAAGACAAAAACAAAGTACAACATCGCTGGCTACCCAGTGGTCAGTCCCGTGCTCTCCCTGGAATGCATGTGGGGGTTGAGTGCTATTGTAAACACTGTGGAGAGCGAGAGTGGGGCACTGTGAGTCATCACGAATTTGTATCATTAACTGAAGCTTGGAAAGAATTACAATGAGACCAGTCAATAGAAGATTACTTGTAGAACTATTTGAAGAGGAAGAAGAAACGCCAGTCTTTATCTTGCCAGAGGACTTTCAAGAGAAGTCGCACAGATCATATAAGATTTTAGCTACTGCAAACGATTGTAGCATGGACTTGAAGGTTGGAGAGGTTGTTGTTGCACATACCTCAGACCCAGAGAGAATTGTGTTTGAAGGCAACGAACATTTACTATTGTTAGAGAATCGTGTTGTCTGTGTAGTAGACTAAGGCCCAACGCATAAGTCTTCAAAGATAGCTCTAATCTGATAGAACACTGTTTCTGAATTGGCGGTTGGTGTGTAGAGCCTGTCTCTTTCTCCGTTGACGCAATCTAAGAAACTCCTATGGTGTTCCTCTAGGGCAAACACAAACAATTCGTATCCATAGTTGTGAGCGTGGGTTGCTACTTCTAGGCAAGTCATTGATGTGATTGTCTGGGCTATTTCATCAGTCATTGTGATAACAACTTTTTGTGCTTCTGGTCTCCACGAAAATGGATACCTGTTCATTGCCCAGTACATCGTATCAATGGTTGGCTCCTGACCAGCACTATCAATCATCCTGCCAGCTTCTAGCATTGCTAAGAACTCATTAGCGGGAACAAAGTCAGAGACCATTCTAGAATATAAATTATGCGGTCTTATGTCATCGCCCTGTCTAGCACCCACAACAACTAGTCCAAAACGAAATCTGCTTGTTATCGGATCATCTAAAAGCGGACTTATACCCAGTATCATTGACTCTATCTCATCATCAAACGATCCAGATATATCAAGAACAAAAACTAAATCCACACCACGAGTATCAAACCCTTCGTCTACCTCTCCGTCACAATCGTTGTCTAGGTCATCACAACGCTCAGCAGTCGGTAACACTTGACCGTCGCATGGTCCATCAAAGCTGCCTTCAGTGCAATAGCGAATACCAGCACGGCACTCACCTACAGCAAGGGTACCTTCTGGACCCTCATAACAGACAACGGCTGTAGCGTTTGCTATTCCTTCATCTACTGTTCCATTGCAGTTATTGTCTAGACCATCACAAACTTCATCAGCAGGCCCTGTGTGTCCATCACAATATAGGACGCCATTGTAGCAAGTCATGACGCCTGGCTTACATATGCCAACACCATAGTCTACATCTTCTTCAAAACCACAAAGCTGATGCTCTTCTGGATAGGACTCGTCAATGGCAGCATCACAGTCATTGTCAATACCATCACAGACTTCTTCTTCTGGACCTTTAGCTCCAATGCAGTCAGACCAACCTCTCATTGTGCAAGTCCTTAATCCGTAGGAACATTGCCCAGTTCTTTCAGGGATCTCAGTTGGATCAGCAGATGGAAAGTTTTTTCCAAATTCATTGCAGACAAGTTGTTCGCCTGGGACGCAATCAAGTTTGACTAGCTGGTCGTCATCTAGACACCCACTAAATAATACGAAAGGAATAAGAAATATTACTTGTTTTGCACTGATTCTAAACATTCTGATCTACTATTGAACATGTGTATATTTAACATGTCACTACCAAGCCAGCTAAACGTTGCTTTCTTCAGAGGCAAGTCAGATGGCATAGATGTAGTCAGAACAACGGGCACAGACATACCAGGTAGATTGAAAGCCATTATTAGCTCTTTTCCTTTAGTAACCTGTATAACACCAGGCAAGGCACCTGCCCTAGTAGCACTAGGTATGCCAATCGCCATGCGAGTCATAGAGTTTTCTTCTTTTGTTAGGATATCAAGTGTGTGTAGCACCCAGAGGCAGTTACTTTTTTGACCAGCAAGGTAATAAACACTTTGCTTAGGAATAACAATCTCTATTTTGGGTTCTCTATTGGCGAGGTAATAGATTGCAGCAGTTAGCACGGCTGCTGTTGCTAGTAGAAAGATATTAGATTTTCTAAGCATCTAAATACGATAAACTTACTTGCCACTATAAGTTATAAATGGTAGTTTAGTTATCTCCTCTCGTAAAGGCTTGGATTTCTCTATGTTCAAAAGAGACTTGCCCTTTACAAGAGTAACTAGTACTTGATTTTGAATCTTAATGTCCTTTTCGGTGTATTTCCAGCCACCTTTTGTGGCTTCTTCCCATACTTCCTGGATAATTTGAGCACCTGCATCGCTTGGTCCTGCATCGTTTGCTAGTGCGGCTGTTGGTGCGAGAAGAAAGAAACTAAAACTAAATAAAACGCTCTTATAAATCATAACTTGTTAGATTCCTAGTTTATTTTATGGACAAAAGCCCAAATTCACCTGTAACTAGTAAACGAAACCTTAAAACGCCTCATATTTACTGTATGAGTACTAAGAAAGCAATACGCAATTTGGTTTACTTTATAGTTCTATTACAAGTTGGCTGTTCAACAACCAGCGCAAGCTCTCCGAAGCATCCAGTTAGATCTGCGCAGACACCTGTCAGCGAGAGAATGCCAAAGGAATCTTTCTTCAAGTTTCAGGTCGCCCAGGCAATTGAAGCTTGTATGAATTTGACGGATGACAAGAGAAAGTGTACAGTTGGTGTCGTGAAGCACACTTCATCAGGAGCCTTCATTGGTATAAGCGAAGTGAATAACGATATTGCATACGGCCTTACGGCGGGACACTCTTGTGAAGATAAGTTTACTAAGAAGTCATCAAGCACAGTTGCCTTTAAGGTAGTTTCTGCTGATTATGTCACACTAATGTTTAATGGCAAGCTTAGAAGTGCAGAGATCATTAGTTATGATATGAAGTCAGACTTGTGCTTGTTACGCATCAGCGGCTTCAAGGGTAATAGACCATCCTTCCTAAAGATAGCCAAGAACTTTCCCAAGTGGGGAGAGAAAGTGTATAACATGGCAGCACCCAGAGGAATATTTAATCCAGGTATGCTGTTACTGTTTGATGGTTACTACTCTGGTATAGGCTTTGATAACTATATGTTCTTTACACTGCCAACAAAACCAGGATCAAGTGGTTCGCCTATTATGAATGCCAAGGGAGAACTAGTATCAATGATCTTTGCTGGTTTCCCAGCGATGGAGAACATTGGACTTGGCTCTAACCTTACAGCCATAAAGACTTTTGTCACTAACAAGATAGCTCTTTCAGAGGCTGACCTTTGGGCAAAGAAAAACCTCAATCAAAATAAAACAGAGACTACTACAACAGAGCCCAAATAAATGATAGACTACCAGTTATGGACAGAGAAAGACAAGCCTGGCAAGAAATAAAAGATAATGCCTATGAGTCTATAAATGATTCACAGGTGTACGAGTATGATCTTCACCCTAGACCAACCGCCCAGCCAAACTATATTACTGCATTTATTTGGACAGTTATAGTTGCAGCTATGGTGTGTGCAATCTACACAGGCTTCCTACTGTTTTTGTTTAGTCAGAGTGGCATTGAAGATAATCTAAAGAGCGCCGCCAATCACGCTATTATCAATTTAGAAAGAGTGATAGAAAGCCAGAACAAAGAAATTAAGTTACTCAGGCAACAGAACAAAAAGATACATGATTACTTGGAACTCTGGACACCACTAGATCTTCAGAAGCAAAGAGAGATGTACGAAGGCAAAGACAAATCTCGTATAGAAGATAGCTTGTGGGATCTTGGTGCAGAGCTACCTCTGCACTATAATCTTTGCCAGGAGGAGCCGCTATGATTTTATTGCTAGCAATTCTTATAGGTTTAATTTTTATACACGAGATGGGGCACTATGTTGCTGGTCGCCTCAGCGGCTTTGGTATTGAAGAGTTTTCAATTGGCTTCGGTAGAGAACTAGCCAGCTTTAATGCTCTAGGCAATAAATGGAGTCTCAGGCTTATTCCACTTGGTGGTTATGTAAAGTTTGAAGGTGAGGACGACTATGCTAACCTAGCTGAAAGCAAAACCTCATTCTGGGGTAAGCATCCTCTACAGAGATTATTTGTTGCGCTTGCAGGACCAGCAGCCAATTTGCTTTTACCTTATGCCTTGTTCTTTGTCTACTTTCATGGTATGCCTTGGCCAGATGTCAAAGCACCTGATGGATCGGAAGCAGGAACCATTAGCGCCTATTGGGCAGCGAAAGCTAGCGTAGCAACAACAAATAATATGTATTCTAGCATTGGTGACGCCATCAGTCAGCTTGGTGATCGTGGTATTAAAGCTACAGATGTTGGCGGACCAGTTGCAATATACGACATGACAGAACAAGCTAGGAAGCAATCATCAAATACAAATGACTATGGCTTCCTATATCAATGGATTGCGTTCCTGAGCATAAACATAGGCTTTATGAATTTGTTACCTATTCCTTTACTAGACGGCGGACATGTGATAATATCTATTGTGGAAACAGTCATGGGTAGGAATATTAATCTTAGGACGAGAAACATACTAACATACGCTGGTTTGGCTATTGTGGGAGCTATTATGGCTCTGGCGATATTCTCTGACATAGGAAGACTATTCTCTTAACAACTATTTATTAGTCAGGAGACGTGCACATGTCTGAAACAAACAACGAAAATGAAAAGCAGGAAGAAGTCACTGACGACTTAATTCCTAAACCACCACCAAAGCTTGCACCTAGAGGCATCACTAGCTTCACCGTTTATAGAACACAGGATGAAACTGGTGTGTCTGGAGAGGGCGTAGTAATTGAGGGTGTTGTGATGGCAACAGGTCAATGTGTTGTCCACTGGCTCTACCCACCACCTCGTGGAGGTATTGCCATCTTTGATAGCATGAGTGACTTTGTGAAGGTTCACATCCAGCCACATCCAGCTAATCAAACTATTATAACATATCAAGACGGTCACAAAGAAGTATACGGCGAGAAGCCTGAAGAAGATCAAAAAGAAGAGTCTTGACATTAAACACAATTTAATCTATAATACAGTCACAGGATAGAAAGGTTCCTATATGACTAAACGTATCGTTAGCAAGATCCCGTTTGTGGGTCTTCATGCTCACTCTGGTCTTAGTGTATTTGATGGCTTAGGTATGCCAAGCGAGCATATGGACTTTGCCTATGAGAATGGCTTAGATGCACACGCACTAACAGATCATGGGCATATGAATGGCTTGTCGTTCCAAGTAGAACACGCTAAGAAGATGTTGGCAGATGGGCGCAAGCTCAAGCCTATCTTTGGTTGTGAGGCATACTTTATTAAGTCACACAAGAAGTGGCGGCAGATGTATGAAGAGCACAAAGCCAATTCAAAGCGGCAGAAGAAAGAAGATTATGGGATGGTTATTGAGGATGAGAATGCCTCAAAGTCAAAGCGCCACAATCCATTAAATACCAGACGACATCTCGTAACAGTCGCACAGAACCACACAGGTTTGAACAATCTCTTCAAACTTATTTCAGACAGTTATCGTCCCGAAAATTTTTACCGTTACCCCCGTATTGACTTTGAGATGTTGGACAAATACAACGAGGGGCTCATTGTTACTTCGGCTTGTTTGGGTGGTCCTCTTGCAGGCGACTTTTGGCAGCACAGGGAATCAGGGCACCAAGCAGTCCTAGCAGCGATGAAGGATACGATTGCACAGTTCAAGGAGATCTTCGGCGACAGATTTTACGGGGAGATCCAATGGAACAACATTGAAGAGCAGCACCTAGTTAATGACTTCATTATCCAAGCATGTATTGAGATGGGTGTAGAAGTTGTTAGCACAGCAGACAGTCACTACCCAAGGCCCGACCTATGGAAGGATCGGGAGATGTATAAGCGCATTGGGTGGGCAGGTAAAGCGCCTGCTTGGGAAGAGAATGCTAACTTGCTGCCAGAGAGTGTAGATGACATTGGCTACGAGTTGTATCCAAAGAACGGTGACCAGATGTGGGAATCGTATCTTAAGTATTCAAAGCAGTCTAAGATTGAGTACAGCGACTCCTATGTGCGAGACAGTATTGAGCGCACACACCACATTGCCTTTGATCGCATTGAAGACTTCCTGCCCAGCACCGAAGTTCGTCTACCAGAGTTTGTGATCCCAGAGGGCACCACAGCAATCCAAGCATTGACCAAGGATGCTTTGGCAGGGCTAAAAGATAAAGAGTTAACAGACCAAGTGTATGTTGACAGGCTTAAGTACGAACTGTCGGTTATTAAGGACCGAGGCTTTGCCCAGTACTTCCTAACAATGAAAGCGATCTCGGACAAAGCACAAGAGGATATGCTTGTTGGGCTAGGTCGTGGATCAGCGGCAGGCTCTCTACTATCTTATGTGCTAGACATTACACAGGTTGACCCAATCAAGTATGGGTTGCAGTTTGAGAGATTCTTGACCAAAGGTGGCGCAGGGTACCCCGACATTGACTTTGATGTTGAAGAGCCTATGGAGTTGAAAGAGCGCCTAGCAAGTGAGTGGGGTGAGACTACAGTCGTGCCTATCAGCAACTTCAACACACTCCAACTTCGTTCGCTTATTAAAGACATTGGCAAGTTCTATGGCGTGCCGTTTACAGAAGTGAACAAAGTGACAAGCGTGATGATGGCGGAGGCTACGCCTAAAGCTAAAGCAGCACACGGGCAGACGGCAGGCGTTTATACCCCTACGTTTGATGAGGTAAAAGAATATAGTGAAACGCTACAGGCATTCTTTGAAAAGTATCCCGCAATTGCTACGCACGTTGATAACCTCTTCGGTAATGTTCGTAGTGTGAGTAGGCACGCTGGTGGCGTTGTGGTGGCAGAGAACCTAGACAGGCACATGCCACTAATCAACTCGGGTGGGGTGATGCAGACTCCATGGAGTGAGGGGCAGAACGTTCGTCACTTAGAGCCGCTTGGGTTTATTAAGTTTGACTTGTTGGGGCTATCAACGCTACGCATGATTTCGGGTGCTATCCGTCACATCCTCAAGCGGCATCATGGGATTGAAGAGCCTACGTTCAAGCAGGTGAGGGAGTTCTATGATAAACACTTGCATCCTAATGTGATTGACTTTGACGACCAGGCAGTCTGGAAGAATATCTTTCATGAGGGCAAGTGGGCAGGTATCTTCCAGATGACTAGTGGACCAGCACAGTCTTTCTGTCAAGAGGCAAAGCCAGAGTCGCTTATGGACTTTGCAGCTATTACGGCAATCTTCCGTCCTGGCCCGCTGTCTGCTAAGGCAGACAAGATGTATATTGCAAACAAGGGTAATCCAACACAAGTGACCTATGACCATCCTCTTATTGAAGAAGTGTTGGGTGATACGTATGGGCTACTGGTGTTCCAGGAACAGTTGGCTATGTTGGCTCACAAGCTGGGAGATGACTTCTCACTAGACGAGGGTAACCTTCTCCGCAAAGTTCTCACTAAGAAGGGCACGGGCAAAGACAAAGTAAAAGATAATCTCTACAACAAGTTCCTTAAGGGATGCAAGGACAAAGGTCTAGCAGAGGACAAAGCCAAAGACTTGTGGTCTAAGATGGAATACTTCTCAGGCTATGGCTTCAACCTGTCACATGCCGTGTCCTATGGGGCAGTGTCCTTCCAGTGCGCTTGGCTAGCACACTATTACTCTACCGAGTGGATGGCAGCATTCCTTGACAAAGAACCAGAGAAGCGCAAGATGGCAGCGATCAACACAGCCAAGTCCTTTGGGTTTGAGATTGTCCCTGCTAGCGTCAACAAGTCGGGGATGGTTTGGGAGATCTCAGAGGATGGGCAAAAGCTTATCCAGCCGCTTACTGCTATCAAAGGCTTGGGTGTTGCAGCTATCCAGCAGGTCTTAGACAACAGGCCCTTCAATACAATTGAGGAGTTTCTATTCAATGAGAACATCACATACTCCAAGCTTAACAAGAAGGCATTAGATGTTCTAGTGAGAAGCAAGGCTCTAGATGAATTGATGGATGATAGGTTTACAGGACCGAAACACTTTTGGTCAGCGGTAGCAGTAGACCGACCACGTAAAGAAAAGAACTTGATAGAGAATATTGAGTCTTATGCAGACGAAGGTCACTTCTCTACTGAAGAGACGATTGATCATCTTACAACGCTTACGGGGATCTATCCTATTGACTTGGTCATGGACAATTTTACTCGTGACTCTTTGATGAACAAGGGCTGTCCACCGATCTCCGAGTATGATCCCGAGCTTGTGTTCTGTTGGTTTATTCCAAGAGAGGTGAAGGTTAAGAAGACAAAGAACGGCAAGAAGTATTTCATCGTATCAGTGACAGATCACAACGGTGCAGATGAGAACATTAAATGTTGGGGTGTAAAGGATACAGACATCATTAGACTCAACCGTGTTTACGTTGGCAAGCTCAAGCACGAAGCACGATGGGGATTTAGCACATTTAGTATTCAACATAACTTGAGACTTTTAAGGGGCTAAGGTACTATTTACATTGTATATCTGCGCCGCCAGGCGCTATAGGAGTTATAAAAATGAAAATCACAAAACAACAACTACAGCAAGTTATTAAAGAAGAACTTACCAAGGCACTCAACGAAGAGTACAGCACACAAATGGAAGTACTGTTCAAAGAGCTTATGCGAGTAGCCCAAGAGATGGGCGCAACGAAAGAGATCATGGATGATCTTTTAGCTATGCAGAATCGCCATGGTGGAACAAAGCCAAGTGGTAAGTCTGTTGATGTAGACATAAGCAAGTTGGATATTTAGGGGATATAATATGAAAGAACTTTTATCAGAGTGGCGCAAGTATATTACAGAGGCTAGATATTCTGGCAACCAGCTTGAGCGACGAGACGAAACTGTCAAGGCACTCCTTAAGATGCTTGGCTTGGACAGCAACGAAGAGACAGACAAAACGACATATCAATACACTTATGCTCTTAGGACTGTGGCACAAGGAAGGGATCTTGGCGACCGTCAAAAGGCGATGCTTGCAGATGATCGCTTCAAGGAAGCTACTGGTGAATTTATGAAGCTTAAAAGCGAACTAGAAGAGCAAGACGCTGACCCAGAAATAATCTTGGACGCCGCAACAATGCTAACCAAAGAGGCAGGCCGTCGTCTACCTGACGAAGATGATTTGGGGTAAAAAATGAAAATCACCAAAGACCAACTGCGAAAGATTATTAAAGAAGAGATCTCAGATCGTGACAAAGACACGATGACCGACGTCATAGAGGAACTTAAGAAAGCCGTTCAGGCACACAAGTCCCAGCATGAAAGATTGCAAGCTATCCTAGACAGACTGGTAGGTAGCGAGGGAGAGTAAGATGAAGATCACAGTAACAGAACTACGAAAGATTATCAAAGAAGAACTCCTCAAAGAGTTTGGCTCGGAAGAGTACGGACTTCAAACCAAAGAGTTTGAACCTGTCCCAGGATTAGATTTTGATAATCCCAAAGAAGCACAACTTCGCCAGATTGTTTCAGATAAACAAAGAGGCAAGGTAGAAGGTGTAATGGTTGACTTATTTTCTGCCTCCGCTATTGTGTCTGTTTTGGACGCCCTTAATGAAACTAATAAGGAGAAGTTCTTGAAACTGCCTGTTGACCGAATGGCTGACATCGCATTCAAGATGATGAAATAAAATGAAAATCACCAAAGACCAGCTACAGCAAATCATCAAAGAAGAACTTCAGATGGAAATGGAAACGCAGGGAGATAAACAAGACGTTCTCTTTGGTTTCATTACTGCTGATCAAACTCTTAGGCTCCTTCTACAATACGAAGAGATGTCAGATGAAATGAAGAGTAAGCTAGAAGGTCTTAGGGATCAACTAAAGAAAATGAAAGTTGGCATATTCGGAGAGTTATGATAAAACTTACTAAAGACCAACTACGTCAAATGATTAGAGAAGCACTCAGCACCGACGATGCGGGCGTGCAGTTCATAGATGAAAAGCAGTCAATCAACATGAAAGATGTTGAAATGAAAGAGGCAGTAATTATGAAGCATCTTACAGCCATGTTTGATGAACTAGGCAGAGAAGAACTACCAAAAAGATTCTCAGAAGAGTCTTTACTAAAGCCAATTATAGACCGCTACATATCCGCTAGAAGAAATGTACGGGAACCTTATTTTGATAAATTAACAGGGAGAATGAAAAACAAATGAAGATCACAGTAACAGAACTACGAAAGATGATCCAAGAGGCCCGAATGGCTGAGTATGGAAAGATTGATGCAGAAGATGGTAACCCACCTTCAAAGATTGGACGAGGCAACCCAGAGTACATGGAAGCCTACAATGCTGTTCTTGTTGCTAGAGGCGAAGAGCCTCTTGACGTTGTTAAGCCTGACCAAGCCTATCTTGATGCCCTGCACGGCGGCAGGCTAGGGGGCAAAGAAAAAGTTAAAGAAGCGACAATGGGTGAAGAGCAGTTCGCAGAGCTAGAAGCTGCTCGTGACGCATTTGACGAGAACCGAGGAACAGGTCGTGCAATGGACGGCGAGGCTCTCTCTAAATTTATCTCTATGGTTGAGAAGCTTGTTGAGCCAGTCATGATTGACATCGGTCCCTTCTATTTTGAGATGGAAGCCTTTATGAATCGTGGCGAGCTTGTATTCAACAACAGCAAGCTAGAGATTACTATTGATCCCCTGGGCAAGAAGGATACATATGAAGTTGATATCAGCCCACAGTATGGTGCAGAAGATGACGTTCAGCCAATGAAGGCAGCTTTCCCTACTATGAAGGGCGCACTTCAATTTGTTCATGATAAGGTCGGTGACAAAGATTACTCCCCACAAAGGGCTGGTGAATCACCATACCAGACTGAGCTACCATTAGAGAACAAAATGAAAGTACAAGGTCTAAAAGACCTAATCAAAAAGCAAATCCAAGAGTTGCGAAAAGATCGTATGTCTTACTTGCTTAACCTAAATGAAGAAGTCCTAGAGGAAGGTGTCTATGATCCAGGCATCCTTAAGGCTGTCTTCACAGCAGGCGGACCAGGCAGCGGCAAGTCATATGTTGCAGATGTGATGTTTGATGCCCGAGAGGCTGGTAAGTCCAAGATGTTTGACGCTGCCTCGTTTGTCGGTCGCTTCGGTCTTAAGTATGTTAACAGTGATAACCTATTTGAGATTGGTCTAAAGAAGATGGGTATCCCACTTGCTGACTTGGGTACCATCTCACAGGCTGCTAAAGAAGGCGGCGAGTACAAAGGAGAAGATGCCAAAGAAGTAGCTGAGAAGATTGGCTTGACTGGCAAGAGAGGTGATTCAGTCCGAGCTATTGCAAAAGGTAAGCTAGGAAAGTTACAGTCATTCTACACAGCAGGCCGCTTGGGTATGCTGATTGATGGCACTGGTAAAGACTTTGGCAAGATGGCAAAGAAAAAACAAGCACTAGATGCACTTGGCTATGATACTTACATGATCTTTGTGGATACCTCACTTGAGAACTCGCTAGCTCAGAACGCTAAGCGAGAGCGCAAGCTTGACCCAGAAGAAGTTGAAAAGATGTGGACTAGAGTTCAAGCTAACAAAGAGGATTTTCAGGAGCTATTCGGTGTTGACAACTTTACAATCGTTGTTAACAATGAACCAGTACCACCAACCAGGGAAGCCACTAGAGCCGTGCAACGATTTGTTGAGGCACCAGTTGCAAACCCACTCGGTCAAAACTGGATCAATGTTCAGCTAGCTGCTAAGGGCACTTCAGGTGACGCACCTTCAGAAGAAGCTCCAGAAGAAGCTCCAGAAGAAGAGTAAATATTTCCTTTACAAATAAACTAACTGTGCTATTCTGTTTGTATAAAAATAGGAGAGTTCATGGACAAGAAGCACCGAAAGAAGCTTAAGCGTAAAGCTAAGGCTAAGAGTTTGAAACAAAAGTCTGAGGAAGCTCAGAAGAAACTACAGAAAAGAATCAATCTATTTGAGAAGTTGCCAGAGCAATGCTCTGCATGTAACAATAACTTTCCTAAAACAAGGGAGTCACATATGACGTGGAAAGTAGTCGTTAGGTCAGGCAGTGAAATGGTCAGGTTATTCTGTCCTGACTGTCAGAGCAAAGTCACTGACTTTGTGGGAGAACAAGATGAAGTTTAATCAAGCAGTAACCTATGATGATATGCTTCTCATCCCTCAGTATAGTAATATTGAGAGCAGGAGTGAGGTAGACTTGAGTAACGAATTGTCCAGTAACGTTACACTGGATTTACCAATCCTGTCTGCCCCAATGGACACAGTGTGTGAGGGAGAGATGGCAATTGCTATGGCACGTAACGGTGGCATGGGAATCATCCATCGCTACAACAGTATTGATGAGCAAGTGAGGCTAGCCAGAGAAGTCTTTGATCGTGGCGAGCATTCCTTTGCTGCTGCTGTTGGGGTTACTGGGGATTATCAAGAACGAGCATCGTCGCTTGTAGACATCGGTGTTAGCACATTGTGTCTAGATGTTGCCCATGGTCACCACATCCTAATGAAGAATGCACTAGAGCACCTAAGGGCAAAGTTTGGCAGCGCAGTCACACTGATCGCAGGTAACGTCTGTACGCTAGAGGGTGTCAACGACCTAGCAGACTGGGGTGCTGATGCTGTCCGAGCAAACATCGGCGGTGGTAGTATTTGTTCAACTCGCATTGTTACGGGTCATGGCCTACCAGGGTTACAGACTATCTTTGACTGCGCTCGTACTGATCGTGACGTTGCAATCATTGCCGATGGTGGCATCAAGACCTCTGGGGATATTGTTAAGGCTCTAGCTGCTGGGGCTGACTTTGTAATGTGTGGCTCCCTTTTGGCAGGAACCGAAGAGAGCCCAGGGCAAGTTATTACAATGCCCGATGGCAGCCGTATGAAAGAGTACCGAGGTATGGCATCTAAGGATGCCCAGATGAACTGGCGTAACAAGTCGTCTACTCCAGAGGGTGTTGCTTCTTACATTCCATACAAAGGGAAAGTAAAAGACATTCTAGCTGATCTAGAAGGTGGTCTGCGCAGCGGCTTGTCTTACTCAGGTGCTCGCACTATTCAAGAACTACAATCAAACGCTGTATGGTCACAACAGACATCAGCAGGAACAATTGAAAGCGGTACCCATATTCTTACCGCCCAGAATGGACGGAAGAAATAATGGATCAGAGGCATATGGTTGGCACTACAATTTGTTATAGTTTCTTTGAGCGAACAAAGAAAAGCTGCGATAAGAGTAAGTGCAGGCACTGGATCAATTACGAAGATGATTCAAACTGTTCTATTGTCTGTGCAAATAAAAACCCTGGTGGTTTAACCCTGCGAGATGTAGCAGAAAGGCTACAAATCAGCTTCCCTAGAGTCAAGCAGATCCAAGATAAAGCCATACAAAAGGCAGCCAAAAGAGGACTTTTTGACTTCATGGAGGAATAATACTATTTCTGTAACTATTTATAAACAGTTGGTCAGAGACCAGCATATTGTTTCTTTTCAACAAGGAGAATACTAATGACAAAGAATGATAAACTACTAAACGAGCAGACACTTCGCCGCTGGGCAAAGCTAGCTGACATTTCCGTTATTAATCAGGATCTTTTGATCAGTGAGGATGTGGATACAGAAACCGAGGAAACAACCGAGGAAGAAACTGTAACTGAAAGCACTGATACAGAAGAGGAAGAAGAAGTCACTGAAGAGGCTATTGAAGAAGAGCCAGTCATTGAGCTTACTGAAGAAGACGACATGCCAGGAGAAGAAGGCATGGAAGACATGGAAGTAGACGCTGACGAAGGCGCTGAAGAAAACGATGTTGTCATGGCAGTGCTTAAGGCCCTAGCACCATTTGGTGTTGAGATGGACGATGACGAAGCAGAAGGCGAAATGGAAATGGAGCCAGAAGCTGAAGAAGATCCAGCTATGGACCACCCAATGAAGGACGAAGATCCAGCTATGTACGACGACCCAGCAATGGGCGACAGCTACAATCGTCAGGACGAGGAAGAACTCACCGAGGCAGTCCTTAAGCGTGTCCTTAAGCGCATCAGCGAACTTAACGACAAGTAAATAACATTCTTTGTTGAAGAAAGGAAGAAGAGGTACGAGTCTGGTCGGGCTTGTATCTCTTTTTCTATTTTATGTCCGTAATACAGCAGATACTAGATACGCTTAAACTAATCAAAGATGATGGTCACCTTGTTGACGCCAGTAAATACTTCTTATCAAAACGTGTGCTAGAGATAGCTTACGATAAAATACACAGAGAAGGGCTTGACAGCAGATCAATTACACCTTATATTACAGCTATATTAGATTATCGTGCAGGTAAGTGCGACATACAGATAATAAAAGATAAACAAACAAATGAATATGAAGTATATTGGCAAAGGGTAGAGAAAGGAACACCTGATGAACCACAGACAACTAATGCAAACACTGATGGCACCAAAGAAGAAGACCACCAGCAAGACGAGGAGTAAGAAGAAAGACAAGGAGGAACTGGCACCCGCAGAGGATGAGTTTGAAATCATCTCCGTTGAGGATATGACAGAGGACGAGATCCGAGAGGTAGTTCCTAACCTAATCCAGCTTGAGATGGAGAAGTCAACCCCAAGAGCAATTAACTTTTGTGGCGACCTGAATGAAGAGTCAGCTTCTGCAATCATCTCTGCTATGATCTACCACAACCACAACAACAAGCTGGTTATGATCAACGAGCAGCAGACAAAGCAGTATCATGCTGTCAGACCAATGCAGTTCTACATCTCTACTTTCGGTGGCAGTGCTGCTGATATGTTTGGCATCCATGATCTAATGGTTTCAATGCGTGAATCAACGCCTATTGAAACAGTAGGCTTGGGCAAGGTAATGTCAGCAGGCGTGCTGCTGCTAGCATCAGGCGCAGAGAACAGTCGCTTCATTGGTGAGAACACAAGAGTTATGATTCACTCTTTGCGTGCTGGACATGCTGGTGCTATGCACGAACTGGAAACTGAGTATGAAGAAACAAAGTGGTTGCAAGACCAATACATCCAGGCTCTAAGCAAGGTGACTAACATGAGCAAGCGGATGATTAAGAAGATGATGGAGAGAAAAACAAATGTTTACATTAATGCTGAGCAAGCTATTGAGTTTGGTATCGCAGACAAGATCCTTAAGCCTAGTTACTGGAGCGAAGGCGAGTAGCCAAGAAGAGGAGAAGAAAGTGCCTTTAAAAGACAAGCTTTCAGACATAGACTTAGTTAAAGAGGTTTTCAACAAGAAGGGCTACACTTTCTTTGAGACACCACAAAAAGACTACAACCTTAACCTATTCGGTGTTCGGGTAGAAAACAATGTCAGCAACGACTTTGATGATTATATTTGTGCTATCTATCACTTAGGTGGCGAGTGGAGGACACACGTCTGGCACGCCACTACTGATCCAGGTAAGCACTGGCTAGAGAATCCAATCAACCCTAAGGGCACAGCGATTCTTATCCCAGGCCAGTATCGCTCTACGTGGAAACTAGGAAAGCACCAGGGTAAGTACAAGGCACTCTGTCAGAGAAAACCAGTTAAAGTTTGGCGTGACAATAACAAAGATAATATCCTAGACTACGAGTGTGAAGTTACAGATGAAGGATTCTTTGGGATTAACATTCACAGGAGCAACCCCAAGACACAATCCTACCTTGTAGAGAGGTGGTCAGCGGGCTGTCAGGTTTTCCAAAAGGTTGCGCAGTATTACGAATTCCTAGACCTGTGTGATGAGTCAGCAGCTAGGTACGGTAATTCATTTACTTACACATTGTTTGAAGAAAGTGATTTTGATAGTTAGAAAACTATTTATATCAGCGAGGAGCGCCTAAAAATGAATTCTTTTAAAATCTCTAAGGCAAGGTTGAAAGAAATTATCCTTGAAGAGCAGACGGCTCTTGAAGCAGAAACCTTGGAAGAAAAAGCAAAGTCAACTAAAAAGTACGATGATAACCCAAAGCTTAAGGGTGATCAGGATGAACTTCCAGATAGTCTACAGAAAGCTATCATTGATAAAGAAGGCGGCGATGCTGACGAGGAAGACGAAGAAAAGAACGAGAGCGTGGATCTACAAGCCATGGTCCGTGAAGAGATTCTAAAAGCCATTAGAGGGGAGTAATCCCATGGGCAGCATCAACCCGTATCAAACTCTAGTATCTAATCCAGATGTTGCTCTAGAGTTCAAATCAAAAGTAGAAGAGCTATCTCGTCGCCTCAAGGCGAATGGCTTTAATTATCAAAACGATTACAGTGTGATGAATGATCGTCAGCGTGACATCTTCACCACTGGCTTGTTTGTTATACCCGAGCAGGCTGACAGCATAGAAGAGTATGTTGAGTTTGGGCACGACAACTGTGAGTGCCCCGATGTGATGGATGACTTGAATGAAACCTGCCCCATGCTTATGCAGGGCGTGAACACTATCAACGAGAGAGAGCAGGTACAAGAGTCTAACACAATAGAAACAACCCTAGACCTTCTGATAGAGCAATTGATCAACGAAGTTATGCTCCAAGAGGCTAGAGGAGTACAGCACCCAGATACTTTTGGACTTAGGGTATCTAATGCAGCGGGCACAACAGTAGAAACAGTTGGCAGAAGATTCGCTAAGATTGGTGATCCTGAAGCGGTCAAGACCCAAGAGCAATTAGCTTTAGCTGTCTACGCAAACATAGCTCAAGTAAATGGTATACCACTACCAAAAAATCTAAAGGCAGCTTTGGCTAACAAAAAACTTAATCAACTTATCTTATGGAGTGGAGCAAAGAGCGGCGCAGAACTAGATGTGAGCAATTTGCCCACAAGCATCAAGTCGGCACAAATCATTTTAGCTAAACAAGTAGACAAGAAAGATGCTCTGAGCAAGGAGACTTATGCTTTTGTCCGCTACAGTTCTGTAACAAGTATTGACGCCCAATGGCCGCAGAAAAACTTTGGGCAGCTTACAGGTTTCGGCTCCAAGACTACGCAGTCTGGCAAAGAGATACAAACAATTGGTCCACCCTTGCTCGGCGATGGCAGAGCCAACAAGATGGCACTCAGTTCAGTCCCAGGGTCACTTGATGCGGCTCTTCTGGAAACATTAGATGGTGCTTTTGCAAGAAGTCTCCCCGCTTACCTTAAGGCAGCAGTAGAAGGCAAAGCCTTACCTGTCTTACAATTTGAATCAGAGGAGAATAGAGATCAGTATCTACCTTCAGTTCGTAAATACCTCAGCGAGATAACAGGTCCAATATTTTTAGCCACAGGTAATAAAACATATCTGGGCAACGATGCTGTGTTAGACAGCGCCTTTGAGAACCTGCTTCAGCCACGGGGTATTGGTAGCTGGACTGAAAACGATGGAGTGTCATGGCCTACGTCTGCAAACGAAAAGCTAAAAGACAGCTATGTTCATTTCGGCGACAAGCAAGATATTATGGTCAGTTCAAAAGCTGGTAAGGGTGCTAACCCAAGCCTAAAAGAACTCTATGCCGAACTAAAAGATATAGGGGAAGAAGAGAAGCAACAGTTAATAAGATTGTATGGAGTGGGTAACCCTTCAGGTGTGAACCTATACAGTGGCAACGAGCAAGACCCAGGCATTGTGGAGATCTTATCAGATCCATCCTATGTTGCATGGCAACTACCAGCACGAATGATCGTTGAAATACCAGCGTCAGCTTATCAGAAGGCAGGCTTTCAGAAGCTTGCCCCCTTGACTGCGGACGAGTACAATGAACTTAACGAGATCCTGAAAGGTATGCGAGTAAAAGGTGGATTTGAAAGAGAGTTCCCACCGTTTAGAAATAAAAAACTAGCAGTTAAATGCAAAGCCTATAGAGATATGTTTAGCCCTGACACAAGTAAGTCTGCTTATAGTGAGGCATTCCATACCCTTGCTGGCATGGCAAAGGTTGCACAGGGAATTATTAATACTATAGAAGATGAAAATGGAGAAAAACTCTTTACAAACTTTGCCAAAGCCATGTATAATAGATTACCTTTAGTACAGATCTATGCTAAGGGACCAGCCTACGTGGCAGATGGAAAGACAGGAATAAAGTCGGGACCAATGGATATTATTTACCCAGCCAGGTTTGATGGCGTAATCAATATTGATGGCGGTAAAAACTATTATGCTACAAAGATCAATGGCAGAATGACAATAGCAATTAAATAACTGAAAGCGAGGCTTAGTGAAAGCTAAGAAAGCTGATCCCTTTGAGCGATTCAAAGACCTAGAAGCAGATCACTGTTGGCAGTACGAAGTACGTCTCCGTAATCTCAAAGAAGATCTACAAGAGATAGGTAAAGACGAAGAGTGGGCTGAGTCACTGCGCACTACTGACTTTGACTTTGCGGCTGTTGTAGAGCCGAACAAAGTTCCTATTCCCTATACAGATAAAGTATACAAGAACAAGCTCAAGCAATATAGAGCCGACGTTAACAAATACAAAAAGCAGTGTGATGAAGTTAGAGACTTTATTATTCGTCACGAGTTCCTTGGTTGTCTTCCCAACCGACCAACCCACAGGTTCACAGCCAGACTAAAAGAGACAGGTGAGTTGGCAGGTGTTGTAGTTATGGCAGTGCCAAATGCTTTTAGTCATCTGCTTGGCAAGGAATATAAGCACAGGATTAAGCTCGTATCACGAGGTGCATCAATTAGTTGGGCACCCAAGAATCTAGGCTCATGGATTGTATCACGGTCATGCAAGTGGATGGTTCAGAATACTGACTTCAGAGTGTTTGAGGCCTACAGCGATCCTTTGGCTAAAGAGCTTGGTACGATCTACCAGGCACTCAATTGGATTTACCTGGGGCAAACTTCTGGCACTGCCAAGATGTATCGTGATCCCAAGAAGAAAGAGCGAGGATGGTTTAGCGACCGAGACTTTCGCAAGAAGTCCAAGTATAAAATGTATGCTGAACAGCTAGGCATCAAGCCAGAAGTGTGGAAAAGCTACATGGGCAAGTATACTCCCAAGTGGGATGAAATGCCTAAAGGCTTGAAAGAGAAGATTAAAGCTCAAGAGAAAGAATACAGAGATAGTTGTGAGGTACGAGATGTTATTCCCAAACACAAATATTGTTTTATCTTGGGCAAAAGCAAAAAAGAGACTATACAACTACGTAAAATGTTTGTAGAATACAACCCTAAACTGGCAGACATGCCTTATCCTAAAGAAAGAGGAATAAAAATGACAACAGTACAGAACGGTAGCACAGTAACCCTACACTATGTGGGAACACTAGACGATGGCTCAGAGTTTGACAACTCACGCCAGCGTGAACCATTAACAACTAAGACAGGTGAGGGTAACCTTATCCCTGGCTTTGAGGCAGCCCTGGTTGGCATGTCTGAGGGCGAGACAAAGACATTCACTATTGAATGTGCTGATGCTTACGGCGAGTTTAATCCCGAGGCAAAGACGGTGATTGCCAAAGAGCATTTCCCAGATGACTTCCCCCTACAAGAGGGAATGCCTATCCCATTGGTGTCCGAGCAGGGTCATCATGTTATGGGCACCGTGACAGAGATCACTGACACAGAAGTTACTGCTGACTTGAATCACCCACTAGCTGGCAAAGACTTGACCTTTGAGATTGAGTTGCTGTCTATTGAGGATGGAGAGTAGCTGTGAGTAAGGACAACATCTTATTTGGTGACGACATCAGGCAGCGATTGTTGGCAGGCGCTAACAAGCTAGCTGATGCTGTGTCATCTACACTTGGACCAAGAGGGCAGAACGTTATCCTTTATAAGCGTGGCGCTGATCCAGTTGTAACTAAGGACGGTGTAAGTGTTGCTCGTGTGGTAGAACTAGAGAATGACTACGAGCAAGCTGCTGTAGAAGTTCTGCGCCAGGCTGCTCTGGAGACAGAGAAGTCAAGCGGTGACGGAACAACCACAACAGTTGTTCTGGCTAGGGATGTTCTCAGTCAGGCTCAGAAGCAACTAGCTGTCGGAGTCTCAGGTATTGAGATGAAGCGTGGTATTGACATGGCAGTAGAAGATGTTATTGACAAGCTCAATGATATGGCTACTCCTATCTCAACCGAAGAAGAGATTGAACATGTAGCTACAGTCTCGGCTAACGGAGATACTGTCATTGGCAAGCTGGTTGCTAATGCTGTGATGGCTGCTGGTAAGAACGGCGCAGTTAAGATTGAAGAGAGCCGCTCACTAGAGACTAAGCTAGATGTTATTGAAGGCTTCCAGATTCCAGCAGGCTATGTCTCTCCTAAGTTTGTAACCGACCACAGACGCAATGCTGTAGAGTATGGCGAGAGTCTAGTGCTGGTTACAGACCACGACCTTGAATCATTGCAGGAGATGCTACCTGTGCTTGAGGTCGTTGCACGAGACGGACGCCCTTGTGTCATTGTTTCAGAAGAGATTGGTGGAGAGCTACTAGCATCGCTTATCATCAACAGGCTTCGCAATGGAATGAAGATCGCTGCTATCAAAGCACCAGAGTACGGCGAAGAACGCCGAGCCATCCTATCTGACATTGCTTTGACAACAGGCGCTACATTCATCAGTCGTGACAGCGGCATTAGGCTCAAGGATATTAAGCTAGAGCACCTAGGCACTTGTAAGAGCGTAGAGATCCTACAGGGCCGTAGCACGTTTGTTGGTGGCAACACTGACTTTGAAGAGTTGGATGCTCTGATTGAGACGCTCAAAGAAGAAGTAGCTACTACAGATGATCTTCATATGGCAGAGAAGATTCAGAATAGAATTACACGCTTGGCATCTGGCGTAGCTGTCCTACAAGTAGGCGGCGCAACAGAGGTAGAGGTAGAGGAAAAGAAGCATCGCTTTGAGGATGCACTAGAGGCTGTTAGATCAGCACAAGAAGAGGGCATTGTTCCTGGTGGTGGTACTAGCTTGATCCGTGCTGCTACTCTACTAGAGCCTAGAGAGTTTACTTCACGAGGTGAACTGCTTGGATACCAGACACTAGTGTCATCCTGCTATGCACCCATGAGGCAGATCCTAAGCAATGCTGCACTGTCAAGTGATATCATTATTAGCTCTCTAGCTACGGACGAGAACCAGTCAGTAGGCTTCAATGCGAGGACAGAAACATTTGAGAACTTGATTGAGACTGGTGTGATTGACCCAGTAAAAGTTACTAAGTCAGCACTCACAAATGCAGCCTCTTCAGCAGGAGCGTTGATTACCACAAACTGCTCAGTTTTGAGGACAGAAACATCTGACTAAATGCTACCTTGAACACTAGTTACTATTGTAATCAAGTTATCTAATAGAGAGCCCAGTTTTAGTATAATAGAACTGGGCTCTTTGTTTATCAAGAGGCAAATCATAATGGGTACAGAAGCAGAAATATATAAGTTACTGTTAGAAAAGCTTGAGAGAGTAGAGAGCAAAGTAGTCAACTCACCAGCTATGAACGGTGGCTTTGATAAGTTGCTCAATGAAGTAGAGCATATTAAGGATTCACAAGCTGAAGTCTTAGATGCCGTCAAAGGTGTTAAGAAGAGTTTGTATGAGCCAGACTCTGGACTCTATAGCCGTGTCAAGCAACTAGAGGTAGAAAGTGAAAGACGCTTGGAATATATCCAAGAATCAAAGCCAGCACTAGAATTCTCAAAAGAGCTAGTCGTCTGGAAGAAACAAGCTGACAAAGAACTAGAACAGTTTGAAGCAATGCAAATTGAGTTTGCTAAATTACAAGACTGGAAAGCTAGTATGCAAAAAGTTATATGGCTTGTTGCCACTGCCGCAGGTGGTATGTGGGTCAAACACTTTATGGACTTGATGATGGGCGGATGATTACCTTACTAGTTGCTTTGGTGTGTCTGACACCAGCGTTATATTATCGTTGCTTGTGGAAGGTATCTGAGCAACAGAAAGAGAACCTAGCTAAGAATATGGAAACCATGGAGTGGTGGAGGGAATAACATGAAGAACTGGAAGCCAATATTTATAGAGAACAGTAAGGTACCTGTGTGGTTATCTTATCTGGCCCCAATCAATATTGGAGCGATCACCCTATTCTTCTTGGTGTTTAGCCGTGGAGAGATGGATGAGCAAACCAAGCGCCATGAAACAATTCACTTCCAGCAGATGCTTGAGACTTTCTTAATTGGATTTATTATCCTGTACTATTGGGATTATTTAAAAGGCTACATTAAGTACAAGAAAGACGGCAAGCAAGCCTACTACAGCATCAGGGCAGAACAAGAGGCTTATCACAAAGATTCGCTTCCAAACTATCTAAATGAACGCAAAAGATGGCGTTGGATCTGGGACTACAAAGTCTAATGAGTAAGTTAGAGGTGTTAATACTTGCTGCACTTTGTTTGATGGCAGGAATTATTTACTTATAAATTTACTTGACACCCTAGCATGGTATGGTAATATACTAATGTAAGGGAGAGAGATATGGGCTATTGGCATCAGATGTATCCTCGTAGTCGCCGTGCTGAGCGTGTTGAAGTAGAGAACGCTGCTGTGCGTTTTGAGTCGCTGCTCGCCAAGCCTTTGGCTGAGGGTGACCGTCGCTTTATTGAGTCGCTGCACAAACAGTGGCAGGACCAAGGCAAGCTCTCGCCTAAGCAGGTAGAGATCCTTGGCAAGAAAGAAGAGTCTTACTCTGATGAGGCTATTGCTGCTCGTGACTCATGGCGCAACGAATACAAGGCTAAGCATCGTGAGGTCGCTGTTATCTGTGCTCGCTACTATCGCAGCACACAGTACTTCCGTGACCTTGCGCACAGCATTCTTATTGACAAGGACTTTGTTCCGACGCAGCGTCAGTTTGAGGCCATGACGCAAAACAAGTTTGCCAAGAAGGCTATCATCGCTGCAACCGAGCCGCCTATCTTTCCTATCGGCTCTCTGGTTAAGATCCGTGCTAACGCTAACTTGGTCTACGACCGTCGCCTTCACAACCAAATTGCTGTTGTTGTTGAGAATATTCCTGGTGGTCTGTATGCTAGCTCACGGGTTCTGGTCAACGGTGAAGAGATTAAAATGGAAGATCGCTGTCTCAAGAAGGCATAAAAATTATAAACTAATCTGATTTTGTGGTAGAAGGGGTGTAGTTATAATACAACGAGGTTACTAACAATATGACAGTTAACAATTATCTATTTGATATGGACGGGACTCTTACGCAGTCTCGTTCTCGTATCCGCCCTGGTATGCTAGATGCTTTGCGTGCTCTTTCTAATAGGGGCGCTAACAATCTGTATTTGATTACAGGCTCTGACGTTGCAAAGGTAGAAGAACAGATCCCGTATCATGCACTAGGGGATATCTTTAAGAGGGTGTTCTGTTCTAATGGTACTAGAGTCTATGACTATAGTCCAGACCCTGACAACGAGTTAGGTAGCCAAGAGCCTGAGCTTATTCATAGCGTCTCGCTGTTAGACTATTACAGTCAAGAGGACTTGAACCACGTTGCCAGTGTCCTTTGTAGAATTGTTGCTGATACGCACACTAAGTTTAAGACAGGTACTTTTATTGAGTGGCGAGATAGCCAGATCAACTTCTCTATCGTTGGCAGGAACTGCACTCTTGACCAGCGAGAAGATTATGTAAAGTGGGATAAGAAGTCTGGCGAGAGAGTCAAGATTATTGAAAAGCTCCGAAAAGAGTTTGAAGGTTGGGGCTTAGGCTTCCGACTCGGAGGGCAGATCTCAATTGATATTACCAGAAGAGGCTGGGACAAATCGTATGCCCTAAAACACATCCCAGCAGATCCTAAAAATTGTGTATACTTTGGAGACAGAATAGATTACAATGGAAACGATAGCGATGTAGCTGCTATTTGCGGCAGGTATCATCAGGTCTCAGGACCATCAGAGACCGAAGAAATTATTAGAACAACTTACCTTACAGGAGAATGAATTATGAGAGCAAATATTAATCTAAACATTGACGTAGACCGAGTACCAGATTTAGTCAGGGGTCTATTGGCATCTGAAGGGACTCGCTTGCTAAAAATTGTGCAAGCATTCAATGAAAACATTATGAACCCACTTACTGAGGAAGACTTTGAGCTTGTTGTAGAGAATCTAGAAGATCTACAGGATATCCTCAACGATGTCAACTCAGTCCTTGCCCAGTCGCAAAACATCACGGCAGGATACATGAGCAAAGACGAGCCTGAGGAAGAGAGCAAGATCTCTAAAAGCGTCAAGCGTCGGGCAAAGCAAGCAGAGATGAAGAAGGGCTTTGATGCATTCTTAAATAAAGTAAACACACAGAACGTCTACAATGAGCCCAGTAAGGATCAAGACGATCAGGAGGCAGCAGGCGAGGAAGAGCTATGAAGTTGTTCCAGCCTGGGGATTTAGTGCATCTGCCACAAAACACAAGCTTATATCAGTATCTAAGTGATGGTACCCCAACCAGTATGCTCAAATTGCAAGGTCCAAGACTAGCTGTGTTTTGGGGTGATGGATTAAAGGATAAGATGGCTGAGGTTCTTTACGATGGAGAAGTATGGAACACAGGCATAGAAAGCTGCTATACCCTGTGAGCGGCGGGCACAAGCCTAAGAATACTTGGCTGAATCTTTACGATCATTTCTCTAGCAATTTAAATATACCAATAGACTTTTGGTATGATGGCGATAGGCCTAGTGGCAGCTATAAGAACAGCTACTATGATCCTCTGTTCACACGTCGGTTCAATGTTGTTACAGAAGAAAAGAGGAGCCCTGATAAGGTTAGGCTGCTTGTGCTCAAGAGCCTGCTAGAAGTTGAGCCAGGATACAAAAGGCTGTGCCATCACCAAGGTCGCCCTGTGTGGGGATACAACTTAAAATACGAAGGCGTCAGTGATAATGCTAGAGTTGTTTCATTCACACTGAAGGGAGAAGGCAAAAGATTCTATGTCCCTGAGCACCATGTGCTCTACCTAGAGGATGGTAGGTTTATTTCTCCACAGTCTTATTTGTTTGCTACTTCGCCTAGGCTCCCTCTGGGGACATTCGGGTCACCGCTGCGTTCAGAGAAGTGCTTACAGAACATGTTCAACAACCAAGATGAGCATCAAACATACGACGACTTTCTAGTAGCGATTGAGAAAGATAATCCCATACTAGTTGGCTCACTTGTCACAGCAAGGATGGGAACGTTTTGTCCTGACTATAGATACCGAAGAACTTTGATAACTTACTTGATTGATCTCTATGTGGAGAAGACAAACAAAGACCAAAAGCTGAAGAGCTTCTTGCTAAAATACTATAACGACCAGTGGGTCAAGGAAGGCACTGTAGATGAGTACAAGGACTTTGTGACTTGGTGCCGTGAAGATAAAGATGCGCTCTTTCCACTGGGGCTTGTGATAGCCGATGAAGACCGCAACTATAGCGAAGAGAAAATAAAACAAGGGATTAAAACATACACAGTCCGCTTTGGGCAAACTATTTATGAAGGGGTGGCACCCTATCAAATTGAGGTGGTAACATGACTGATAAAACAAAAACAGAAAAGAGCCCAGAAGAAGAGCAGGATAATAAAGCGCAAAGAAACGAATTGAGGGGATCTCCCTATCTCATCGCCACGGCGGTGAAGTTTCTCAAGTCACAAAAGGAAGCATTTGAGCGTGATTCACACCTAATGCCGCTTAAAAATCATAGCCAGCACGACGAAGATCCCGACTACTGGACTTTGCTTTTAGAGCAGCCCCTTCGGAATCCTCATCTCTTTATGAATACAAAGGCGCTTGACTTTGGCTGCGGCTGCGGTAGAAACCTAAGAAACCTTCTATCGCTAGCGCCGTTCTCTCGTGTAGATGGTGTGGATATATCGCCGTCAAACGCACTGTATGCTCACAATTGGATGCAAAAAATTGCCCCTGGAAAAGCGAAAGCCTGGGAAACTGGGGGGTACAACTTAGGCCCAGACGTTGAAGACGAAACTTATTCTTTCATAATGTCCCATGTTGTTTTTCAGCACATAGGTAATTACACTGTTCGGTGTTCTATTTTAAAAGACATGTATAGGGCTTTGGTTCCAAACGGTGTTGTTTCGCTACACTTTATGGACCTCAGAGACAATTCAGTTGGCTACTATACCAACTCACCGATCGGCAACTATAATTGTAGGGTTCCTGACCCCATGTTTATCTACAGAGATCTTGAGGAAGTTGGTTTTGAAAACATATCTATTAAAATGCGTTTAGACAAGTATTCAGGTCTGCCATCTTATTTTGTTCAAGCGAAAAAATCTTTAACTACTATCCCTAATGTAAAGATACCTGCGGCTGCTGAGGAGAAATAAAACATGAATTATGAAATAGTATCAAGAGCTAGCTGTCCTTATTGTGTGGCAGCAATTAGATTATTAGAGGAGCGAGGCATGAGATATAATTTGATCTCGGTTGACGATCAGCCTAGGCTCCTAAATGAATACAAGTCCAAACTAAACTGGGGTACTGTTCCCATGGTGTTTGAGATTGATAAAGGTCACAAGAAGTTTATTGGCGGCTATACAGATCTAAAAGAATATCTTGATAAGGGTAAGACCCTCTTACGTGGCTAACCTATGTCAAAAAAAGCTTATGGATTAAAAGTAACAACTGTCATATCCACAGTGGATTACCTTATAGAGGTCCGTGATCTGTGTGAGACATATGTTATGGCGTATGATTCCATTGAGCAGCTAGAGAACATAAGAGAGTTCCGCTTGATGTGTGCTATGATCACCAGCATCACAGAGCAGATAGAATGGATCATGGACTTAGTAGACAGCACTCCGCCTGACAAAGATGATATCATTCCGTTGACTGATGACACGATGAAAGATCTTAAGTTCTTCAGCGAGCGCACCAATGAAATATTTGAAGAGCTAAAGTATGACTTCAATATTAGCTTTACAAAACACTAAATGAGAAATATAATAGTAAACACAGCATATGGAATAGTAATGCTCGGCGTGATCACATTGTTCATGCTGAAGGAAACCATCCAGAAAGAAAGGCAGTCAAAGGATGACAACTGATAACGAAGCAAACATGAAGAACGCCAAAGACAGAAGCTGGTTTAAAGCTTTCTGCGACAGCAACAGGCTCAGGTATCGCCTATCAGAAGACGCACATCCAGTTGCTATTTCAGCAGGGCGCTGGAAGAACGACCAGTTCTATGACGGCTTTGGTAAAGGCGTGATTGGTATTTATGTTCAGCGTGACACCAAGACACAGTACACCTATCTGAAGAAGCGACTGGTTGAGAAGTTTGGTTGCGAGCTAACACAAGATGGGGACACCGAAGGTTGCTTTACTATTGATGCGTGGGCCGCTCTACCAGTAGCAAAGCATCTGAGGATCACGAAGCACAAACGAAGAGTCAGCAATCCAAGTTGGCTACACTCGGGTGATTAGTATGGACAAGCACAAGCTAGATCAATTGGGGAAGCTCATCCTCAGGTCAATTGAAGAAGAGGATTACGATAGGGTCATCGGACTCCTGTCAATCCAAGTAGCATACTTTCACCGCAAGAGCGAGACATATAAACTTCTGTTTCCCTTGTTCTTTGTTGGTGGCTTCTTAGCAGGATACTTCCTGGGTATCTACTGAGGACCATACATTTGCTTAAGAAGGTTAGCCATGCCTAACTTCTGCTCTTCTGTTTCGCACAGATACCATTTATAGGCGATAGTCTTTTGCTTGCCCTCTATCTCTTGTTTGAGTTGTCTGATAGATGCCATTAGAGAATTATTCTCTGTCAGGATCATACCATCAGGAACTTCTATACCATACTTTATGCCAAGTGATACCAATTCGGCTAGGTTGTTATTTTCGTATGCTTCTTTAGCTTTTAGGAAGTCGTCAACCGTATCATTGGTGCCAGTGCGATCTGGATGAGTCTTCTCTACTAGCTTGCGGAACATCTTCTTTACTTCAGGATCTTTTGGTGCTTTATTCTCGTTTATTTCAACATCTTCTTCGTCTAAATCACTTTCAGGCGGCATCTCTGGCTCAGGCACTGGATCGGCTACAACTGTTGACAAAGCTGCTTCATCTGCCTCTTCCGTTTCATCGGCAGGTGCTTCTTGTCCACGGGATCTTAAAAGCTCTTTCCACCATTCTTCGCTTCTTAGAGATCTGTCGCCGTGTTCGCAGCACTCAATTATATAATCAAGCTCTAGCTTTATGAAGTCATACTCACGTCTCAACTTCATGTTAAGTCGCTTGGCTTTCTCGGTGTTAATCATAGTATAATAAATAGAAATTCGTTTACATATTTAGTATGATGTGGTAATAATATAAGTAAGGAATAAGAAAGGAAACCTTGTGTCACAACCCACTGTCAACTACCAACAGATTTACAATGATCATCTAGAAGATAACCTTAAGGATTCTCTTGGTCTACCCTCTAGGTTTAGCGATCTGAATGAAGACAATAAGAGACTTGTTGAAGCTTTAGTTGACTACAGTTACAACTACTTCTGCGACATCTTGCTGCAACACGAGCAAGTTAAAGATCTGGAATACTTATCCAAAGAGATTTCAGAAACACTAGACGGTCTACTGCTTAGCATCAGAGATCTCAAGGGGTCACTCCTGAATGTCTGACGAGCCAAAGAAGACTCCGCCTCGCAAGGATCGGATCAGAGCTAAGAAAGGCTCACACAAGCTGACCAAGCGTCAGATAGAAATGATTCGTTCGCAGAAAGGCAAGATGAGTGTGAGGCAGATTGCAAAGTGGTTTGCAAAGAAGAACCACTATCAGATTAAGATCAGCCCTTCAATGGTCTATGGCATTCTAACAGAGAAATACCACAAACCCGAAGAGAGTAAGACTTCAATCTATGACTTGATTGAGAATGAAACATCTGAGGAAGAACTAGAAAATATTGATCCAAAGGATATCAAATATGACTAAAAGAAATGCTGAAAACATTATCTATGAGGTTGGCGACGTTGAATACAGCGCAATGACTGGTAACATTAAGATGACAGTCGTTCTAAATCCAGAGGCCATAGAGCTAATCAAGAAGAATACCTATAACCCTAATGCTAACCCTGCTGAAGTTGCTGGGGCTGTCCGAGAAATGCTTTACAGAATCACATACATGGATTATTATAGAGGTGGAATGGCAAGGATGGACGTTGTAGAAAATGGGGAGTAGAGGTCTACCAACCAATGGCAAGTGGAGGTTCCTCGGCGGACGATTGATTCCCTGTATGCGAACGGTCCTGCTAGATGCCAAGAAGAATAACCTTACGTTTCACATTGGGACTGATAGCAAACCCTTCAAGAACTTTACAATTGTCAGCACTGCTATTTGTTTGCGAGAGGATAGTAAGGGTGTGATCGTTGCTTACCGCAGGAAAAAAGTGAACAACTTCCACTCGCTAGCTGAACGTCTTATGCATGAGACTACAGAGTCTATCACAGTCGCTAACATAGTTTCCGAAGTGGTAGACTGTATACCAGTGATCCACTCTGACGTTAACGTGAAGGAAAGCGCCGAGAGCACAAAGATGATGACAACTATCTCTGGCATGGTTAAAGGGATGGGATATGAAATTAGACTTAAACCAAATGCATGGGCTGCTGACATTGCAGACATGTTTACACGTTAGGAGGAAGCGTGAAAGTAAAAGACCTTATCAAGAAACTAGGGAACTTTGACCCAGAGAGCGATATCGTTCTTAGGCATCCTGATACTTGTAATAACCCTTATGCAGTTGTGTCCAAAGAGATCCGAGTGTTCTGCGATCTGGCTGATGGCGAAGTCTGCATTGATGGGCACGACAAAGAATTAGTTAGGATGAAGTACGCATGAAGAAGTATCAGATTGTTTACGCTGATCCTCCTTGGGATTACAAAGGACAACTCCAGCACACAGGCAAGGGCGGCAAGGACAGCGGCGGAGCGCTTCGGCACTATCCCTGTATGAAGTTGTCTGAGCTTAAGGAGCTAAACATTCCTGATCTCTGTGATGATGATTGCTTACTGTTCATGTGGGCTACGAGTCCACACCTTGACCAAGCAATTGACCTAATGAAGGCTTGGGGATTCTCTTGGGCCACCGTAGGATTCGTATGGGATAAGCAGAAAGTAAACCCTGGATTCTACACGATGAGCCAGGTAGAACTTTGCTTGATTGGCAAACGAGGAAAGATCCCAAAGCCACGAGGTGCTCGCAACATTCGCCAACTGGTGTCAGAGATGCGAGGCAAGCACAGTGCTAAACCTGCTGAGGTTAGGAAGCGGATTGAAGAGATGTTCCCAGAGCAAGCCAAGATTGAATTGTTTGCCAGAGAAGAGGTAGAAGGCTGGGACTGCCATGGCAATGAAGTAGAAGCTAACGTTACGCTTGGAGAGGCTGAGCTTTGATTGACGGTAAAGACCTAGTAAAAGATCAGAAAGAATGTTTTGGATGTGGCTGCAATTTGAAGCCAGCTTGCCCAGGCTACTGGGACAATAAGGAAGAATGTAAAATGAAAGTAAGAGTACAGAAAGTACATGAGAATGCAAAGATGCCAGTACGGGCACACCCAACAGATGCAGGGATGGACTTGTTCTTTTGTCCGCCACCCAGAGCAGAGCTAGACTCACAGATTGAAACTGTGTTGCCGTTTGGTTCTTCAATCATTCCAACTGGATTAAAGATTGAAGTGCCAGAGGGATACATGCTAGAGATCAAGAACAAGTCAGGCATTGCTTCTAAGCGTGGGCTGCTCGTTGGTGCCTGCGTTGTAGACCGAGGTTACACTGGGGAGATCTTTGTGAACCTACACAATGTGACTCACCGTAATCAGACTCTACACGAGGGAGACAAGATCGCTCAGGCTGTGCTTGTAAAGATCACAACAAACGTAGAGCTTGTAGAGGCAGACAGCATTTACGACGAAGACACCAGCCGAGGCGAAGGTGCACTAGGATCAACAGGCGACAGATAAAAAAAGATATTTCCTTGACGCATACTCTATCCGTGGTATTATAAATTGTAAGGGAGATGTGAGTATGAGTTACCGTAGAGACGTGCGTTGTAGTAACTGTAATGAGCTTGGGCACAATCGTGCTACCTGCCCACAGATTATTAGCTCGCACAAACACATTGTTGATATGGCAAAGAAGTACGGTGTTCAGAATCCGTATGACCAGCCAGATTTTGAAGACAATCTTTACGTCAGTACGGGTTGGATTCATGAGATTAATGAAGCCATTGTAAAGGCACGCCTAGCAGGCGAGACCGAAGATCAGGAGATCCCTTACTGGCAACGTGTTCGCTGGGAAGAGCACGAAGAGCGCCTTCGGGCAAACAAGCAGCGCCGTGGCAAGCGCCGTCAATGTGGCTTCTGTGGTCGGCATGGGCATAACGCTCGGACCTGTGAACTGAAGAAGCAGTTTCTCAGGGACTCCGAAGCTCTCAAGGCTCTCGCTCACCGAGTGGTTGCAGCAGGTCTTGAAGAGGCAGGCTTGGTCCCTGGTGCTTTGATCAAGGTTCGGAGGTATGACTACCAAGCAGGCGAGTATGCTAACATGCTGGCAGTAGTTACGGGCATTAACTGGGAGCAGGTGGGTGCTTATGATCCTAAGTCGCCTAGGAAGCCTGACTTTCTAAACAATTGGTTTGGTGCTCATGACATTATTGAGTATCAGCTTTGCCACAATGGACAGGTCGGCAGTTGCCACATCCCTAGACACAGCGCCATCCAGCCCAATCCATCGGCTCTTGAATCCATTGATCGGGCCCAAGTTGATGGGTTTTCGCTACTGCCAGGTGCTGATGTGCCTCGCTTAGCAGAGAATGGGTACATGGGCGATAACATTTTGATGCTTAGCCAGGAAGCACAAAAGATTGACTCCTACGTCGCCAAAGTCAAAGGCTGGGACAAGCCGCTGTTCCCCGAGGCTAGCGCAGACTATGCTCGCTTGGTTTACAAGCTGATCCAGGAGGTTGGCGGCAATCTAGATCGTCCACTTGATTATCTCAAGCGCCGAGGGGCTGCATAAGATCTCTCTCAAGAAAGTATTTCAAGAAAGGATACAATATGTCTTGGGCAACTAAAGTACAGAAAACAATGGACACTTACAAAGAGGCTACAGGTCGTCTGCAAGATACGATCAAGCTAGTGCAAAAAGCTAAGGAGTACACAGAAGAGTATGACAACGGTTGTCGCTCTTATGTTGACATGCATAATGCAGAGCTAGCTTTAAACAGTTGCCTTCAACTTATTGAAGAAGCATCAGATTATTTAGCTCGTGATATGTTTGGCGATGACTAAAAATAAACTAAACAAATATATATTATATCTGTTATAGTACAGAAAGATAAAGAAGGAGGCATTTGATTATGTCTAATATTGTAGAAAACTGGGAAAACCTAAAAGAACTCATTGAGAGTTTAGAAGCAGATCTCAATAAGACAGCAGGCGGTAACAAAGCTGCTGGTGTTCGCTTACGTAAAGGCTTGCGCACTATTAAGAACCAAGCCGCTGCACTAGTCAAAGAGAGTTTGCAGCAAGACTAATCCATAGCGATGGTCCTACATCTATAACTTCCATCCCAGACGTAACACGCATAGTGCAATACCTATCGGGACCGTGGGTAGTTGCGTCTGGGTTGCTTATAGGAGCTTAGCATTGTATAGATTGATGAGCAGTGTGCTTTTCTTCTTTGCTAGAATCTTAACACGTCGTGGTAACCTTCTAGGCCAATGGCTACATAACAAAGGTATGTTGTTGGCAGTGAAGGGACACAAGAACAAATGAGCCTATCACTAGATGAAGTCGTAGAGCTTATGAAGAAGTACGAACAACTAAAAGAATCAGACAAGAAAGAAGACAGTCATGATGCAGATTCTCAGCACGTCAGACCCAGTTGATATTTTCCTAATCTACTTGATTGTAGCTATTGGGTCCATCGGAGCGATTAGCTTAGCTTCAGATATCTTTGGAATGTTTGCAGACTTCTATAAGAAATTAGATGGGGGCAATAAATGATTAGTGCAATTTTTATTACCGCTGGTTGGATCGCCTTGTTTTTGCTTGGCGGTCTAGTACTTAGCAAAATGGTTCATGACTTTGTTGGTTTTGTGGCAGAGTCTATCAGAAAGGAAAATGACCGTGACCGATACTGAATTTGAAAGCACAGTAAAAGAGTTTGTAAGCAGGCTCACCACTATTGAAAATGAGATCACGCTGCTTCGTCAGGACCGCTCCGAATTGTTTGCGGAGATGAAAGAGAAACTAGATATTAAATCTTTCAGGGCTGCACTAAAGATCTATAAAATTCAAACAGCAACACCAGATCAACATTCTTTGCATAAAATTTTAACAGTTCTTGAAACACAAGAATAGTTAAATTGTTATGGGGTAAAGACAAAGAACGATAAACTAGAGATTTGTGTCGCCTTCTACAAGGGTGAAGGTCGGTGGCACCACCATATCGTTCGCTGGTCAACTCAAAGCAAATACTCACATGCTGAATTGATAATGCCCGATGGTAAATCAATTAGCATCAGACCGTTTGACGAGCACGGTGTTAGCAAACGAAGGTTCTATGAGACAGAGCCTGTTGAAGACTACGATATGATCTGTGTTCCAGTAACACAAGAACAGGTAGATACGATAGAGTTGTTCTTTCGTGATACCAAAGGTGACAGCTATGACTGGCCTGGCATGATCCTGTCTAAGGTCACACCATTCTTTATAAAGCGCACTGGTCGCTGGTACTGCTCAGAGTGGATTGCATACGCCCTACGCTTGGCAGGAGCAGTAGATAGCTTGTATCACTACAACGACCTAACACCACAAAGACTCTATGAGATATTGGAGAAGTATGCCAGCGAGAACTCTTAAGCCAGGCACAGTGGTGATAATATACAAGCCTAATGTACAGGCATTCCACAATCAGATTGGAATTGTGAAAGAGTATCTCCGAGCATTTAAGTACGATTGCTTTACTTCAAGCGGACGGTCTCAGAAGAAGAAGTATTACTTTTCAGTAGCTTTGCAGGAGGGATCTTATGTGTTCCCTCATGATGAATTGAAAGTTTTGTAGAAAGTAACTTTTTTACTATACAGGATCTTATTATGTGCTAATATGGTGATATAAAATATAGAGGAGATACCTGTTGTCTAACCAAGTAAAACCCAAACGAACATATATCAATATCACAACCCAGTCGCAAATAATAGCACAATTATTAAGCGATGCTGCTGGCAACCGCTGGTACTCAGAACTTGTCCATCACGATGGCAGCGGGGTTGTAGA